ATCAAAGCTACGTGTATCATCAATAGGGATGTATGCACAATTGTATGCTGCTACGTTACATCGATCCAATGCAGGGCCTGCTGTCATCAGGGCACGCATGGATGGCATACTCTTGAAGTCAATGATGCTGTCACGTAAGCGCCACCAGATGTGATCAGGGATGGTATATCCGTGGTTCTCTTTGGTGTGCTTAGTAATCCATGTCATGTAACGATTGACTGTTTCTGCTATATTCTCCCTCCGTTGTTCCTCTGGTAACCAGCGAGCGTAACGGCTAGTGTGTATGAAGGCTTGGTAGTCATCCATATTAGTAGTAGTCCTCCTCTATCTCTATCTCCGGTTCATACTTAGGTTTCTTAGGTGTCATCCTTGGCTTATACACTTTGTCTTGTAGTTTGTGTGCGAACATGGCACGCCTACGTTGTTTCCTCTTTTGTTGGTGCTCAAATGTACTCACCGGAGAGGCTACAGGTTTGGACTTCTGCTTCTTCTTGCCCTTCCTTCTCTTGCCCATCTTCGTTTCCTCTAATGTGATTAACATAATAGTTGAAGGTCTCATTAGGGAATGCTTCTACGATGTCTTTCGTAGTCAACCCTAACTCATTCACTAAGTCATCTGCATCGTAGGCGTCCTCGTAATACTGTAGCATATCCTCGTACAAGGCTGTCATCGTTGGTACTCCTTCCTCAAGGCTGCCATACTTACACTCTGTAAATCATAGACACCATTGTCTACATTGCGCTTGATGTGCACACCTGACCACCACATAGAACTCGACTGTACATTATTCCAGTCAGTCTGGTAATCAATGAAGCAACCACCACATAGGCCCTGAATGGCTCTGCCATCTGCCTTGTGCCTATGTGAGACATCGAAGGTATGAGTGTGCCCTTGTGTAGAACTCATGTGTTGCTTGTTGAGCATGGTAGTGGCTGGGTGCTCACCACCAATGGCTCTACCCATCACACCTGAGACAAAGTAGTGTACGTATGCTATGCCATCAATAACAATAGGCTCTAAGTAGGGAACAACATCATCCCAATAGTGACTGAGTTGCATATCACTGGTTCCGACTGCCCCTCTGAGGACAGGGTTACTCTCAAGGAGACGTTCGACTCTTGGCCCTTCATGGTTACCTTCTGTGAATACACGACGGGGATGTTTCTTCTTAGCCTTACGGTAGGCATGGAAGAGCCTATCCTGAGCATCAATACCCGCTTCGATGTCTCTCTTGTAGTTGACTGCATCATACACCTTCTTACTATTGGAGTCAAACGAGTTCAACGATTGCATATCGAAGAGGTCACCAGCACAGATGACCACATCAGGTTTGACATCTAGCATTAGCTTAGACAGCCATGTAAACCTCTTGTTGTGGTGGTTAGGGTGGGCATGAGGATCAGGGATGTATAGGTGTGTTTTAGTTTTGCTCATTCAATAACATTCCCATACTTAATAGTTTCAGTAGTAACCTTCTCCATTGCACACGCTCTACACCGGAACGCTCTCTTGTCTCCAATGAATATAGTATCACAGTCAATGCATTTACTCATGTAGCTTCCTTCAGCGTAGCCATACTTCCTTAAGGAATCAAATATATCTAAGTTAGCCATTCGAGAGGAATCTCCTTGTCTGCGTAGAGGAAGCCATGCTTGTTACACCATGCAGCATAGGTAGTCTTGCTTCCCTTATAGATCTTGTTCTTACTGTTAGAGAACACAAAGCGTAGATCAATAGAGGGCCACTGCTCTTTAACCCACAAGTGTTTCTGTCTGTCTGCTGCAGTGAACAAACCCTTAGTCTCAACGATGACACCATTGGGCAGCCAGAAGTCAGGGGTGTAAGTGCGTTTCTTCTTAGGTTGCACAAAGGAAATCTTCTTTATCTCGTAGACATCCTTGATGCCCTGCTTAGCTAGCCACGCAGCTGTCTTCTTCTCTAAGCCTGACTTGTATGCAGCTTTGTTGTGCCTCTTAGTTGGCATCCTCAGTGACCTCCGTTACGTCAGGGACCCGTTGTACGCTAGTAAGATAACGAGGACCATTGCTATAAAGAAAAGTGCGTAACCCTTGTCCATCATTGCTATCTTCCCAGCATGTATGTTTATGTTTACAGTACCCACAGTTGGTACCTAGTTTCATGTTGCCAGACTTACCATCAGGGACTGCATCGTAGCACCTCTCTGGTGTTTCATCACTGTCCAATGCTGCCTTCATGTGATCAATGCGAGCATCAGTGTTTACCATGTCACTTTGAGGAAGCTCCATTAAGCACAGTTTGCCTAAGGTTTTATCGATGACAAGAAAGTAAGCAGTGTCTTTGCCTTTTGCCTTAGCGTAGCCACTAAGCTGAGCAATGTAACCGAATGAGTCCTGTCCAGATTGGAGTATGCTTGCTGTCGAGAACTTCTTAAATGCTTGGCTAGATGCAGACTTAACATCAACAACGTTATCATCAATGAGGCAATCAATATGCCCCAGTACACCTGCATACTGTACTTCTTCTTGCTCATCTGTAACCTTGTGCCCTGCTGCCTTACTGAGGAAGATCATTAAGTGCTCTAAGATATCACCATAGAGGAACTTGATCTTAGTGTGTGGCTCTAGTACCTCCGGTGACTCATCATGTACATCATAGTACAGCTGCCTATCACCACGCCCCATGTTAGAGAACCTAAGTACGCTACGTTCACGCACATCAGTAAGCCTGCGCTTAACGGTCTCAGCAATGTCCTTACCGAGTGCTTCAATCTGTTTAACATCGATGTCCTTCTCTGTTGTTTCTTCTCGGAAGAGATCATAGATGTCATTAACTAGTGTGTGAATGTTCTTATTCATGGTTTTGTCTTCCGTATGGCGTGGTTCTTCCATAACCAAGATAGTTTATGCCGGTCTTCACCTATACTCTTAAGGGCGACCAATACTGCTTTATATATTTCATCGTATGTCATTCTTGTTCCTCATAAACAACTCTACTGACATAACGTTGTTCCTCTTAAGTCTAACGAGAAGGCGCTGCTATCTTATGTGATTCAGAGTTATCTCTCGGGCCACCATTTTTAGGTTGTTTTACTTTAACTTCTTTGAGCTGCGTAACATCAAACCAGATACCTTCAATATCATTGTCCTTAAGATTCTCAAGGAAGACACGGTTGCATCCAGTAATGTAACGAGTTTCTTGTGTAGCCACACCTGTGTAGCCGTGTACTGTATCAGTATACTTCTTACCTAATGTTACTTCTTCAGTGAATGTAGTATCTTCCATTATAAGGGTATCCTTTACAGTGTTAAGCAGAGGGGACAGGGGTGACCAACGTAGCCACCCCTGCTAAGTTACTTACGCATCTTCGTACTGCAGTTCATCTTTGCTGCCATCGTTGGACTCCCAAGGCAACGGATCCTTCTTTGCTTCAACGATGTCCTTCTCTTTAGTCTCATCAGGCTCCTCATAGTCGAAGTCAGCAGTGTCACTATCGAAGCCAGCATAGGTATTAAGCTGGTTGATAACGACATGATTGAACCCTGCACCCAAGGTCCCATCAGCAGCTGTGCCCTTCTTGCCTTGGAAGGACCACTCGAATGCAGTGACACGTACCTGTCCAACAGAGCCAGCCCCTACTGTATTGGGGTCAACTTTGTTACGCTTGTTATCCTCGACTGAGACAGGGAAGTTACTCTGCACAACAATGTAACGCTTACGATCATCACGATCAGGGTTGTTCTCCCGGTCAGTCTCATGGACAAACTTGTCCCCTTTAGAGACATACCCCGGCTTAGGTTGATCGGTCTTGATCTTGGCACCAACCCCTAGGGCTTGCAGTTTAGCCACTGTGACATCATCTAGGTGGCCTACATCCACCGTGTACTTGTCCTTCATGGTGTTCTTCTTACCTAAGCACGGCCAGAAGAGAGTACCGGTGATCACTGCTGTTCCTACTGTAGCCATATTGTTAACTCCTTGTTTTTCTATAGGGTCTATGTTGTTGTAGTAAGCAACATTGCTCACTTTATAGTCTATTGTAGCACGGGTTGTTTCCCGTGTCAACTATTTTTGTAATTAATTCTAGTGATAGCGTCCATCGCTGCCTGCTTAGACTTATAGAAGTAGATAGCGCTAGGACTAGGTTGATATTTAACTGCTGTATACTCGCCTTGGGTGATCCCTACTATCTCGTAAATCTCCCATACCCTACCACTACTGCATGAATACTAGAACTCCTCTATGTTGGGGTCTTTGACTATATTGTACAAGAATAGATCGAAGATGGCAATCCTGTCCTCCTTAGATGTTAGGTTGAGCATCTTAGCCACATGAGTGGCACACAACCAACGATCAGCGAAGTCTTCGTTGTTAGTGATGATACAATTGATACTAGGTGAGAAGTCTTCGTTGCGTATAGCTAAGAAATGACCATCTTGGAATGCCTGTTCTTCTTCGTAGTCCCCGCATAGTTCAAAACTACAGTCTTTACATAACTCATTGACTTTCTTAGGCAGGTCTTTGCAAGGCCAATAGACTAGGTAGTCCTTGTCTGTATCTTGTACTGGTGGATCGCAGGTGTAGTGACTACCTGTCACATAGATGTCATGTGGTCCATCAAACATGCCATCGAAGTCATCATCTTCGAAAACAAGGTTGTCTTGTATGTTCTTATGTAGTTTCATCACTTAGTTCTCCAACGTTGATTCTACTATACTCATATCGTATATATCAAGACCATAGTAATCTTTTTGATATCTGATAGCTGCCTCAGCTGCCCGTTTTGAAGTATACACTCCTTTAATCTGAACAGAACTAGCTTCTGCCCAGTTTTCTACATAAGTAAGTACATATACATCCACTTTAGTGCGTCTCCTTCCAGTGGTACACTTAGTTCCTTTTGTGTACACTATCACGTAAGTCTCTACCACACATTGCACACTCATCTATACCTAAACCAACCAGAGTGCCTGCTTTGTGGTAGTGTGGGTCTCCAGCTATATAACCCAACTGTGTCTTTATATCTACGTAGTCCAAGGTATAGCCTGTTAAGAATTCCATATTAGACATGTACCTTCTTAGCCTAAGCTCTAGTAGTTCTGCTTTAGTCATTTAGTGCGTCTCCTTCCACGTTGTTCCCACCTTGTACTCTCCGTCCAGTGGTACATTTAGATTATAACGTTTACCTGCTTCTACAATGCTGGCTACTTGTTGGCTACCTACCATGAAGGGAACATCATCAGTCCCTTCAGTGCTTTTAGGGCACTCTGTTTGCCACTCATCGTGTACCCAATTCACTAACTTAAAAGGGACTTGATGTTTATGCAGTGCATTGTGCCAGTAGATCATAGCTTGTTCCATGATGACAGTCTCATCGTACTGTAGTACAACGGAGAGGGCATAGTGTGCACCCTTGACCTCCGCTGTCCCTCCATCGAGACCACGGTAGTACCCGTACTGTGCAGTGGTAGACTTAAGTCGCTTCAAGTAATCCTGTAGTCCGGGCACCTTAGTCTCGAACTGTGTCTTGATTGCCTTACCATCTGCGTAGGGCACACCAAAGATCAGTCCAGTCTTTTCAATTCCACATCCCAACACCCATGCGTATATAAAGGTCTTAACTCTGGCTCTAGGGGAAGGACCTCCACTGTCTGACAGGTCTGGTATCTCATACTGGAGGATGTCTTGGACGTATCCGAGATGTCGTGTATGAACATCACCAGTACAGACAGTATTAGCATAGTCGCTATCATTAAGATGGTGAGCCAGCAGGCGCATCTGAATACCGGATGCATCCGTGCCAACAAGTACGTTCTTGGTAGGGTCATCCACTGTGAAACACTCACGGCATTCTCCTCCGTAGGGGCTATTGAGTCCCGGTATGTTAGCCATGTTAGGGTTGTTATGGCTGGCTCTATGTGTGATGGTACCGGGGAACATCACTGTACCGTGTACTCTGTTGTCTTCACCGAGGGCATTGAACCAACCGTCTATCTCACCTACCCGTGATGTAAGCATAGCAAACTCAGCTAGGTACTTCATTGCCTCAGGTGCATCATCACTCACGGTAGCTAGGTTGTCCTCATCTAAGGCCCACATAGTACGTTGTCTCTTATCTAGCTGCTCTTGGTTGATCTCACCAGCTCTGAGCTTATCGAAGAGGTTACGGTAGCCCTTGGTACGTGTCTTCGGTGTCCAGTATGGTTCCAGCCATAAGACTTTCTGTTGCTGGCTACCTAGGTCGAAGTCATCAAACCTGATAGCACTGTAAGGGCCAGCTAAGATACTTTCGTAGTCCTCACCGAAGCGCCTCTCATGTCCATCCTTAATCAAGATGCCCTTCTTATTGTAACGTGGGGTACATTCCCCTTGGTTACCTACTGTCTTCTCTCGCTTGAGCACAGGTGGTGCCACTGCCATCAGCTTAAGCTCTAAGCTGTCTGCCCTGTTCTTCAGCTTAGTCCTTAGCTTGTCTGCCTTGTCTACGTTGAGCGCAAAGCCATTCTCTTGCATCTTAATGAGGATAGCATTAGTGTTCTGAGCCAGCTTCAGTGACACTTCGCTGCCTAGCTTTGCGCTCTCGGACTTTAAATATTGGGCTACCCTATAGTTCAACCGTGTGTCTTCTATGCACCTCTCTAGCATGTAAGGTGTGAACTCATCCCAGCTCTCAGGATCAGGCAGTTTAACGTAGCCTGTATCTTGTATGATATCAGCGAAGGCTTCTAAGCTGTGCCGTGTACGTCCACTGTACTTCTGCTTCCTAGACATGATGAGGGTATCAGTGATCCTACTTAGTTTAATGTTAACACCTAAGCAGGACTTGATGGCTGGCCTATCATACTTGATGAAGTTGTGCCCTATCCACATATCTACTGTGTCCACTAGGGCTTCATCGAATGACAACAGTGACTTCATCTTTGCATTGTACTTGTAGCATACATCAGCAAAGTCAGATGAAGTATTACTACAGTAGGCAGTGATGTCCTCCGTTGCATAATCCATAGTGACAATACAGTGTATCTTATCTGGCTTAAAACCATTAGCTTCGATGTCACATACTAGTGTCGTCATCTTTTATTACCTTCCCTGTCCTCACGCAGTGTTCAGGTTTACCTTGTTGCCCATAAGCATCATGTTTGTAGAACTTCTCAGTGCAGACATATATGCGTTTAGGTGTGGCTTTGCATACGTAACCACTGCGTGAATGCTGCCCGCCTTTTGACCACGTATAGAATTGTATTACTTCATCTCCAATGTATATGTCATTACCTAGAGCATCCTTGTGTTCAGTGTTATATCTCATCTAATACATCCTTGATATTCTGGTGTACATCTAAGGTATATGCATCACCAGAGTTAGGCCATATGATGCAGTTATAGGGTGCTCTGATTAAAGTAGAAGCATCTTTGATATCCTCTGGTGTCTCTATAGGCGCCATAGTCCACCTGTCACCTTTTATTCGGGCAGTATCATACTTAACAACCAAACCATTAGTGTATACTGGTTGTCGTATTGTACGTAAGCAAGCCTTAGTACTACCAATAACTATATGCTTCTCCTTTGTTACACCGGAGCCACTACTAGTGAAGTACAAGATAATATCACCTGAATTAATGGGCATTCCGAAGGCATCATGGTGCCCAGTAAAGATACGTTCCATCATGCTGCACCTACCTCAGGCCCTATACCTTCTCTCTTAGCCTGCTTAACTAGCTTACCTAGCATCTTATACTGATGGGCAGTGTTGCCGGGGTTACGCTCTATTGCACGAAGGTACCTAGCTAGGCGTCTACGTACAACATGGATGCGTGTCTCGTTGGCCATCTTTGCTCTCCTTTACCATACTCTATGTGATTCAGATACCCATTCTTTACCATCATATTCTTCAATGGACCATGCTACTCCATCTGGCACTTCAGTAATATCTACTTTTGCATAAGGCCCAGAGAACTCTTTAGACCCTAGTTCTTCAAACACTTGTATCAATATGGGATCATCCCTATCTAAGGAACCATCGTATAACATATTCTTTTTATCTTCATGGGTCCAATAAATAGTACTTCCATACTTCTTTTCACGATATACTGTAATACCTTTGAGTTCAATGTATCTTTCATAAGCTTTCTCGCTCATACCAAAGCCACCATAGCAATGGTTAGTTAATACTTTAGGCATCTTTACTCTCCTCTTCTTCGTGTATGATGTCTTGCTCTATGAGTCTACCTTGTGTCTCATCATAGAACAACTTAGTAGCAGGGCCTGTCCTACCACAGAACCTGTTCTTCACTACCCTCAGCATAGTAGTGTTGCGTTCCTTTAGGTCCTCTGCTTGGCCGTTCCTCTCTAATCCAATAACCATATTAGCAAGCTGCCCAAGACCAGCGGTCCCCCTGAGATCAGCAAGGCTAACATGGCCCCCTTCTTCAAGTGCCTTGCCAGCTTGACGTTTGGTGTGCACCACTGCACTAATGTGGATGTCTTGCTCCACTGCAATAGCTTTGAGCTTGTGTGCGATCTCATCTAGCATCTTCCTTTCATCACCACTCTGATCCGATACCATGAAGCTAACGTGGTCTAAGATGAAGAACTTACAGTCTTGTCCGATAGCGAGATACTTGATTCGATCAATGATGTACTCAACATCATTTTGCATGAGTCTTCCGTCAAGCATAAAGAGACGTTCAGTTCCCCATGTTCGTTCGTATGCTGCTCTAAGTTGCTGAGGAGTGTATTCAGCATCTGGGAGATGGAATGGGATGCTTGCTTCGATTGACATAATTCCTCTACCAGTTTCTCTATCGCTTTCCTCAAGGAATAGTAGTCCGAGATTATCATCGCTTTGATCCTTTACTGCTTTCACTAGCTCACGTAGTACTGTAGTCTTACCCATGCCTGAGCCTGCTGTCCACAACACTAGCTCCCCTGTCCTCAGGCCATACGTCATAGAATTCAGGCCATCCCAAGGGTACTGCCAACGTGCAACAGCAGTGCTTGCATTGATGATGTCCCACATCTTAGTGCCAGTGATGATGTCATCAGGTACAAACTTCTCTGCTGCCCACCATACCTTAGTGAAGCCACCACTATCACCCTTCTCTAGGTACTCGCCTGCATCCTTGTGCTGCATCTTAATGATGGTGGACTTCTTAGGAAAGATGGATGCAATCTTCTGTGCTGCCTCATTACCGGGTGCATCGTTGTCCATGCAGATCACGATGTTCTCGAATGTATCTAGCCAGTCAGACTGTGCTTTACACTCACGATAAGCAGACTGTGCTCCATTCTTGATACCAACACAGGTATACTTACTACCTGTCATCTGGTATACAGACATAGTATCTATCTCACCTTCACAGATAGTAACATACCTGCCACCACCAGAGAATAAGTGCTGGCCAAAGAGAGTACCTTTCTTGATGTCACCCATAGTAGGGAATGTCTTATCCTTAACGATGCGTGTCTTCCATGCTACAAGGTTACCTTTCTTGTCATGGTAAGGATAGAAATGCTCTGTTACTACACCGTTGGCAACCTTCAACTTTGCACCATACTTCTTCAAGGTATCTTTAACTAGACCACGGTCAGGTAGTGGTCCTACCTTGAGGTTCTTAGGTACATTCAATTCAGTTTGCACTACATTCTCCTTGTGATGTATGAATGCTTCCTTTAGTTTCTGTGTTGGCCTCGGGTGTGTATAGTGTTCACATGAGTAGCAATAGAAGCTGCCATCTTCATAGGCAGTGTTGGCATCGCTGCTACCGCACTCATCACATGGCCCTTTAGAGACTATCTTGTCACTCATGGTCTGCCTCTATCTGCTTGGCGATGTTCTCTAGTTTGTAGTTCACCGCCCCGACCAGTCCTCCTCTTGATTCAGGGTCCACAAATACTTTCGCAGCCCGCACGATCTCGGCAGCGCGCCGGGTCGCTGTCGCAGAGCCTACAGCCACACACTTAGCGTATGCGTTGTCGGCGTGAGCGAGGCTGGCACGCATCCGGTCGATCTCGTCTTTCAAGCGTTGAACGCAGGTGCTGTGATCGTGCGCCGTGCCTGCATAACCGTACCGTTTGGCGTCGTTTGGCAGGATTGGTAGGCCGCATTTTGCACAGGTATCAGTCATGGTCGGCCTCTATTGCTTTGGCCGCTTCCTTTAAAGCGCTGTTATGTTCGCACCCATCAAGGTAGTTTTGGTTCCCCTCTGTCCAAAGAAAGCCCCGCACAATCTCGGCAGAAGTGCGATGGCCCTGCCTGTAGCCAGTATCGTAGCTGTCTTCGGCATATTGACGCAGCCGCTCGATTTCGTCTGCTGCTTCGACAAACAAATGGTCAACATGCGTTAAGCGAGACCCACGTAGCCGCTTTACAATGTCAGTCATGGTCATCGTTGTCCTCCTTAGTAGGGTTCGTAGGATCATACCAAGATAGCACGGAAGTAACTTCACTGCGACAAGTGTAGCACGGTAGAAACCCACCGTGTTCACGGCTGTCCTCTATGATCTCTGATGGTTCCATTTTATGGTCACAGATATGGCACCTCATGCTAAGTTGTCCCTCTACTTACTATGCCACGGCGTTTCTTACCTTGAGGCACAGGAGAATTACCTGATCTTTTG